GGCCTGTGAGCGCAAGATCGTCACTCTTGTATGGACCGGCAAGAAAAAGCGCGATTGGGGCTTCCTCAAGGGCCGGGATGGTCGCTGGTGTTGGATCGGCTGGCAGCAGTATGTCTTCGGCGGCGGCAAGACGGCCCCTTGTGATGACGAGGTGCGCAAATGATCACCGCATTCGCAACCACGGCCATGCTGTTCCTCACCGAAAACCACGAGCAGGCTTGCCGTGACATGCTTCTGCTGCTGCCGCCCAACACCGACGCTGTTTGCGTCATGGTGATCGAGGACACAAGCGCCGAGTATCTGGAAAGCAGCCCGATCCCAAAGGTGCGGCCATGGTGAGATCAGAACTGGAAAAGCTGATCCTCAAGGTTTTGGCCGATACCAACAAGCCTGTACGCAGCCGGGATATTTGGAATGTGCTTGTCGCCAAATTTGACGGTCAGTCGATCAAGTTTGCCAGCGTCGGAACAGTGCTTGCTTACATGCACCAAGACGGCACCGTTCGGAAGTACAAGACTATCTTGGGGCCGATGGTCAACATGGGATCTCGCAATTTTCCGAAGGCGACAACATCCCTTTGGACTCTGCCTTCGTTTCCGATGGCACGGGCGAAGGAATACGCCCGCGTTACCAGGATCACAGGTGAAACACCTCAAGCTGTTTGGATCGACGCGCCCCATACGGGCGACATGGTTCAGATGCTTGACGACATTGATGGGGTGAAAGCATGAAGTTCTTTTTTTGGTCGAAGACGATCACCGGCAAGTGGTCGCCAACAGCGGCAACATCGAAACCTGATCCGAAGGGTGGTCATGGCGGATGGAAAGCCAAGACGACAGCCGTGATCGAATTGCCTGACGAGGATCGTGACCTGTCGCTTGACGCGCTGGCCTTGAAATACCCGATGCCGGTCGAAGAAGTGCCCGAAGTTGTGCAGCCAGAGCCGACCCGACTCACCGAGGATCAGCTTGTCGCGCTGCTGAAGTCTTCGCCGACGAAAGGTCTGGTGGGCTGCACTTTCACCCATGTCAAAAGTGGCAAGGAATACGCCTTGGGCTTTTCGCATTTGAACGAGTCTGATCTGACCGTTCATGTGACCTACAGCCCCATCGGCAACATGGCCTTGATCTTTTCTCGCCCGGCCGCCGAGTTCATGGATGGTCGATTCACTCTCAATCATCCTACCTTCAAGGATGGTGACGACGATGATGATGATGAGCCTGAGATGGAAGACGCATGAGCAGCCCCGTGACGATCCGAGGTGTGCATTACAAGTCACACAGCGAAGCAGGTAAGGCACTTGGCGTCAACGGCTCTGCCATCTATAGCGCCATCCAGCGGGGCCCCCTTGACAACGTCGGTCTTGGTCTGAACAGCGGCACCATGTTCCCGGGCAAGCTGAACGGCGTCGAGTACCCTTCCATATCGGCGGCAGAGCGCGCGGCGGGCATGGCTAAGAGCAACCTTCTGCGCCGGATCAAGGCGGCACCTGGGCGAGAGGTCCGGGGTAAATTCGGGAAGGTGACTTGGTGAGCCTTGAAGATGATCTGAAAAGCGCGGTGCGCAACGGTCTGCTGACTCTGAGTCTCTCGAAGGATTGGGAAGGTCCGAATTGGCGCTGTGAGTTTCGCAATGTCAGAACGCTCAAGGTCGAAACGGCGCTTGATTCTGACCCTGCCGAAGCAATGCGGCAAGCCCTTCGCGGTGGCGTCAGGGCGTTGAAGAAAGACGATCCGAAGCCTGCAAGGGTATCGGTCAACAGGCGAGAGGATGACCTGATATGATCCACATTTACGAGTGCGATACCGCGCCGCCACAGCGCCGATTCATCGCTCAATTTGAGCGGATCAAGAACAACCTTTACACCACGTTCCAAGGATCGACGGCTGAAAAGGCACAAGCAAAGGCCGAGTTGTTCTTGTCCTATGTGAATGCTGAACCGAAGGATCGCACCGGCTTCAAGCTACGGGAAAAGCTGCTGGCAATCGAAGATGGAATTGCCGATGACGACCCGCCAGAAGACGCGACCGAAGATGCAAAACCCAGCAGGGATGATGACCTGATATGACATTCCGAAGCCACAGCGAGCGACTGAACGAAGGTGATCACACCAACTTCGGCAACATGAAAGTCTCGGTGGTGAACAACACCGTGCGTTTTTCGCAGAACAACGAGAACCCATATCGCTTGGATTGCCTGCTGGCCTTGCAAGAAGTGACGGCGCTGATCGAATGTCTGTCGAAGATCAAACCAGCAGAGCCGAAACCCGCCAAGCAATCCCGTCCTGCCGACGATGATCTGATCTAGAATCACTTGTCAGGTGCAGCTTGTAACCCTAATGGTGATTGAGCCTTGAAAGGATCTCGCCTTGCGTTTTGGAAGTGTTTGCAGCGGAATTGAAGCGGCATCGGTTGCATGGGAATCGCTTGGCTGGAAAGCCGAATGGCTCGCAGAAGTTGATGTTTCCGCATCATCGGTTCTGGCCGAACGCTTCGGTGCCACGGCCCCGCACTTCCCCCTGTCGCCAAGCGATCCCGGTCTGAGCGATGCCGATGTCAAGGATCGGCAGAAAGCCATCAAAGCCGCGACAAAGATCGACTGGGGCAGCAGCATCACCAACTGGGGTGACATGACACGGTTGCCCGACATGGTGATGTCAGGTGCCGCCGAAGCCCCTGATGTGCTATGTGGCGGCACCCCATGCCAAGGCTTTTCGGTGGCGGGATTGCGCGGCGGTCTCAGTGATCCACGCGGACAACTGACTTTGAAATTTGTGGAACTCGCCAATGCAATCGACACAATACGAGCCGAGCGCGGCGATCAGCCCTGCATCATTGTCTGGGAAAATGTACCCGGGGTTCTCAGCGATCGAGGAAATGCCTTCGGTCACTTCCTTGCTGGACTCGCCGGGGAAACTGTGTGTCTCGAACCGCCAAGGGGAAAATGGTCGAACGCTGGTGTTGTCGTTGGACCCGAAAGAACAGTCGCGTGGGTCGTCAAAGACGCCCAATATTTCGGCTTGGCCCAACGACGCGCGCGTGTTGTGGTTGTCGCAAGTTCTCGTCAGGGGTTCGATCCCGGCCAGGTTCTTTTTGAGTTCGGAAGCCTGCGCCGGGATTCTGCTCCGAGCAGAGAGAAGGGGCAAGGCTTTACCCACGATATTGCACCATGCCTTACAAGTAGTGGCTCAGGGTTCGCAAGATCAGGCGATAGATGTGGACAAGATGCTGTCGTCGCCCATGTGGAATCTGCTGTCGGCACTTCAATTGGTCGAAGTCACTGGGACGACGATCAGAACCCGCATCCGACCCTGAATCAATGCCACAATACAGGCGGAGTCGGTCAGTCCAACCAAGAACTTTTTTCACAGCGCGGCGCGTACCTTGTGCATGATCATGTCCATGGTTTGAAGCCATACCGGCTATTGTCCTTCGGGGAATATGCTGACGACAACATCGCTTCAACCATGCAAAGCCGCGATCATAAAGGGGCCACCGACATCGTGGTTCATGCCTTTCAGCCCCGCATCGCCCGCAACGGTCGTGGTGACATGGGCGATATGGTCAACGCGCTGCAAGCGCAGTCTGGTGAGACGGGCAAGGGCGATGCTGCACCCTGCGTTGCTGTGATCCACGGCACCCAAGACCCGCTTGTAATGTCCGAGTTGACCTTTCCATTGGGCCGGAACAGCGGGCAGGAAAACGCTGTCATTTACGACGAGCCGACCATCGCATTCGCATCACAGGTCAGCCCGACATTGCGCGCAGGCGGCAACCGGACGGGCGGGGATCGGCCACCGGGCACCGATGTTGACACGGTTGACAGCAACGTGGTGATGCGCAACGGCGCGACGATGACAGTGCGACGGCTGATGCCAGTTGAATGCGAGCGCCTGATGGGCTTTCCAGATGGCTTTACTGACGTGACGGTCGGCACCAAGCGCGCATCTGATGGTGCCCGCTACAAGCAGCTTGGGAATAGCTGGGCCGTGCCGATGTTCACATGGGTCGGTAAGCAGATCATGGCTGAATTGAAACGCAACGAGATCGAGGATTTGATATGAACTGGCATCAATATTTCCAAGGTTTTGCAACACACGCGGCAACCAAGTCGAAGGACAGCACAAAGGTCGGTGCTGTGCTGGTTGACGCTAATCGGACAATCCGCGCCACGGGGTTCAATGGCCCGCCGATTGGTGTACAAGAGCCACCAGAGCGCCGCGAACGCCCGATGAAGTATCTGTATGCCAGCCATGCAGAAGCGAACCTGGTGGCCTTCTGCGCCCGGTCGGGCATCAGCACCGCAGGCTGTGTGCTGTACTGCACCCATGTACCTTGCGCGTCCTGTGCCCGCACCATCATTCAAGCTGGGATCAAGGAAGTGTACTTCGGCGATGGGACGTTCATGGCGATGGGTGAAGAGTCTGATGCTGTCGCCCATATGTTCAATGAGGCCGGGGTCAACCTGATCCCTTGGGCGCGATGAGCAAGAGCGACTGGGTTGAGGTTCTTCGGCCAGACTTGGATGCCACCGGGCTACCTTGGGAAGCGGTCGCAGGGAAGAAGCACTGGAAGATTTACATGCAAGGTCGGATGATAATGGTCCTGTCCCGTGGTGCGCCGCGAATGAAAAGCAAACGCGAGACTGATAATGCAAGAGCCGCGATCAAACGGGCAGCGCGGGATCAGCTATGCAAGTGACATCGGCGATGATCAAAGCGGCACTGAGAGGGCCGTTTCCTGCGCCCGGCTGGCAAATGCTGTACGAGGTGGCCGACGATACCGGCACAAGGGCTTCTCGCAGCGCTGACGCGGTGGCAATGGGCATCTGGCCTTCCAACGGGTACATGATCCACGGTTTCGAGATCAAAGTCAGCCGGGGTGACTTCCTCAACGAGATGCGCGATCCGACGAAAGCACAAGCCGTCTTCCAATTTTGTGACCGTTGGAGTCTGGTGACTCCGACCGGGATGGTGAAAGCGTCGGAATTGCCCGAGACATGGGGCTTGATGACCTTCGATGGCACCAGCATCAGGACCGTCAAGCAAGCCCCGGCATTGACGCCCGTAACGCTCACCAGAGGCTTCATCGCATCCATGTTGCGCCGTGCTGGTGCGCCGGGTGAGGATGTGATCAGGGAAGCTGCTGACAAGGCTGTCACGAGTATGCGCAGACAGCATGAGGAACAGACCCGTTCGGCGATCCTGCGCGCATTGGAAGCGCATCGCAGTCGTCATGGTGAAGCAGCCAACGAACTTGAAGCCTATCGTGAGATCTTCGGCGATATGACCATCTTCGAGATCAAGCGCATTGCACAGGCAGTCAAAGCAATTCAGAAGCTGGGTCTGACCGAAACCTGGGGCGCGGTCAAAACAGTGATCGAGACCATGAAACGCACGACGAGGGAACTGGAAGCGATCCAGACTCGAGTCAACGACGATTTGATATGAGGACCGCATGAACCAAGTGACCATACACGCCGGCGATAATCGTGAATCGCTTCGACGTCTCATCGACAGCGGTGTGCGGGTGCATAGCATCGTCACAGACCCGCCATATGGCCTTGTCAGCGTCACCAAGCGCTTCGGCAAGGAAGGCAGCGCACCGGCACGGGCCAACGGCAACGATGGCAGCTTCGGGCGCCTGTCAGGCGGGTTCATGGGCAAGCTATGGGACGGCAGCGGCATCGAACGTGATCCCGAGTTCTGGGCGCTGCTGTACGAGATCCTTTTGCCGGGCGGCTATGTCTTCGCATTCAGCGGATCGCGTACCGGGCACTGGCAAGCATGTGCGATGGAGATGGCCGGGTTCATCATGCACCCGATGCACGGCTGGGTGTTCGGCACCGGCTTCCCGAAGGCTCACAATGCAAGTAAGGCCATTGATCGGACCATGGGCATCACGCGCGAAGTGGTAGGTCAACAGAAAGCCCCGGGGTTCGCAAAGTCCAACGTGGAACATGGTCAGCAGGGTCGAGAGACATGGGATTTCCCAGTCTATGATGACAAGCCGGTCACACCCGAAGCTGCGCGATGGGAAGGGTGGGCCTATGGCACCCAGGCGCAGAAGCCCGCGCTTGAGCCGATCTATCTGGGCCAGAAGCCGTTCAGCGAGAAGACCGGCGCGGCCAACATGCTCAAGCACGGCGTCGGTGCGATCAACGTCAACGGGTGCAGGGTGCCAAGCACTGACAACCTGAATGGCGGTGCCTATGCGATCAAGCCGACCGAACGTGAAAACCTATGGGGTGAGGAAGCGGGCAATGCTTGGCGGCGGGGCGGCGCTGGTGAGTTTGTGCAGCCCGAGGGCCGCTATCCATCGAACCTGATCCTTGACGGTAGCCCCGAGGTCGTCAGCATGTTCCCGGCTGGCAAGAGCGGCAAACCCGGCACCCGGCGCGCGGTGGCTGAGAGTCTGAGCATGTCGGGCGATCTGGGCCTGAACGGTCGCGTTGAGGTCGGCTATGCTGACGAGGGTTCGACGGCTCGCTTCTTCCATCACTTCCCTATCGAGGAATTGTGCGAGGATGAAGGTTGTGATCACCACGGGACCGATCATGTTTGTCGCACCCGGCCCGACATGGACCCGCTGTTCTATAGCGCCAAAGCGGGCAAGGAAGACCGGGCAGGATCGAAGCATCCGACAGTCAAACCCATCGCCCTGATGCAGTATCTGGTGCGCCACATCACGCCGCCTGGTGGAATAGTTCTTGACCCTTTTGCTGGAAGTGGCACAACTGCGGTCGCGGCCGGGCGAGAAGGCTTCGACTGCATCCTCATGGAAGCCGAAGACGAGTATCTGTCATTCTTGATGGAACGCTTCGGGCAATCGGACGTTACCCCTGACGGGCTTGATTATCTCAAAGCACTCGGATTTGGAGTCAACTGATGCGCAATTTCCTGCTGACCGCCTATATGGTCGTAAGTACAGCACAATTTCACTTCGCCTGCATCGTCTTGCAGACAGCCGTTGTCGCGCTGATGATTGTGTGGGGTGGGTTGTGGCTGGCAGTCGCAGCCTTGTTTACTGTTGGCGCTATGCTTGATCTGAGTGTGATGATCAAGATGGCGAAGCGCCAACAATGGCATGTCCTTGATCAGCGAGTCTGATCAGGGGCAACCTGAGTCGATCAACGCGATGAGGTCACGCCCCGTCGCCCGACTTTGCGGCCCACCATCTTCGACCAATGCCGTCGCATGGTTCGAACGCGCCGCTTCCGTGCCATCGCAAACTCCAATCTGACTGGTGGGTGTGCAGGCCGCGAGTCCGATAAACGGTACTCCCCACCAGAAGATATGCTGCTTTCTCATCTTTGACTCCTGTTCTTCAGCCAATCAAGATCATCGTCAGGATTGCCACGGGAGATGTCGGCCCGGTCCATCTTCGACCGGGTATCGACATACTCCTTGAGGCGTTCACCTTCGGCTTCCCGACCTTTCGCTGCCCGGCCGAGAAACCATGCCGACATCACCGCCAGCATGACAGCCCCGGCCAAGGAAGCCCATCGACCGATCCTCGTGCCGATGAACCATCCCCACATCAGACATTCCTCGATCTGCGGTAAAAGGTCAGCCCGAGGAAGGCGATCAGACCCAGCCCGCCGAAACCGATCAGCAGGTTCATGGTGGACTCGGGTAGGGCTGCACCAACGGTTGCGATAGCGCCCGCTGCGGTCGATCCGATGGCCGCGTATTCGCCGACCGTCGCAACAGTGTCGCGCTTGGTCTCTTGCACCTTCGGCTTGACGTTGGTGAAGCCTTGCAGCTTCTGCCAGGTCACGGCCCCGACGATGCCGTCAGGCGTCAATCCCATCTGCTCTTGGAAGCGGATCACTTCGACTCGAGTCTCGTCACCGAAGCTGCCATCGACCTTGATACCAAGGGCCATCTGCAACCGCTTCACGGCCTCACCGGACGACCCGACGCGCAGAACGACCGGCGACGGTGCGCCACCCAGCTTGCGGTATGCGCTTTCGATCTTGGTGGCATAAGCCTTGCCGTTCGCATTGCCATTGTAGCGCAGGGCAAAGCGCAGCCAATCATGGGCGCGAAGGGCGCTGTCGATCCCCCAGGCTTTGATCAGGCGGGCGAAGGCGCGAAGCTGCTGACCCTCACCCTTGGCGAAGTCTGTCACCATCTGACGGGCCGAGGTGTAGCCCGAGTCGGCATAGTTGAAGCCCATGATCTGCGGCCCACCCCAGCTTGTCGCACGGATGGCGTCTTCGGGATCGGCAGCGTAGGCTTTGCTGAATGCTGCGTTGCGATCCTTCTCGCTCATGTTCATCGAGGTGCGCCAATTTCCGACAGGCTTCTTCAGCTTGTGCGGTTCGAACCGGCGCGTCAGCGAGCCATCATCGCGGAAAGGCTCGCCCGATGCTTCGACCATCCAGATAGCCCGGATCACACGTTCTTCGACGTTCAGCATCTGAGCGGTCGCTTCAAAGTCAGCAGCGGTCGCAGGCTCGCCTTGGCCTTTCCATTCCATGCTCAATCCCCTTTGCGTGAGCGAATGACTTGAGTGTCAACGTGAATCAAGTGCAGCGTATCGCGCTGCAAGTCCATCTTTTTCTCATGGTCTTCGAGATAGGAAATAACCCGGCCAATATCGCGCCGGGTTTCTGTGATGAGGGGTGTGGAGTCACAGGCGTTCAAAGGTACGGTGACGGGAAGCCCGACCTGAGCCGGGGTCTTCTTCATCCCTCGAAGTGCTGCCATCAGACCAAGCGCGACCGAGCCGATTACCGTCCCGATCCATGCCCAATCCTGTTCACTCACGGCTTGAATTTTGTCCCACATCTGCGCCTGACCTGTATGCTGCGATGAAATCCGCGCCTGCTAGAAGCGCGTAAGTCCCGATGCCGGTCGAGGGTGCGGCAGCAGAACCAGTGAAGAAGGGCCAAGCGATCATCAGCGTCAGGGTAGCGAAGCAAGCCAATCCGAAGATTGCACCCAGCATCCGAAGGATGGGCGAACGCCGCCACATCCCGTTGATCATAAGCGCGACCATTCGCATTGTTGCCACTATCGCCAACGGGACAGCGAGCGTTACCTCTGTGATGCCGAATTGAGTGAACCCGGCGAATGCTGGTGTTCCCAAGGTATTCCCCGGCAACCAGAGCGTCAGAGCGAAGGCCATAAGGGCAGCACTGGTGAGCCATTCAAGCGCTCGCCCGTGCTGCAAAATCACATCTGCGAATCTCATTGGATTCAGCCGGGAACAACATCGCGTGTCACGAATGCGATCCCGGTCATCTCGTTGACCCGGACCTTCAAGGCGTTCACAAGTGCGATAGCCGTCGCCAGATCGGAAGCGTTCGCCGTGGCGACAGGATCGAACTCGACGGCTGTGCCGAAGCCCGGACCCATGGCTTCATCAAGGATGTTGAAAGCGCGTTCAACGCTCTGCTTCATGGGCACATGACCGGACAAAGCGAGCGGCAGATTCAGGTTGGCAGTCGTTTTCATTGCGTTCTCCAGGTTGGGGAATCATATTGATTGATCCCAACTTAACCTAAAGGCGAGTCGACAACCATACCTGAAATTTTGGATCAGGAACCCCAGGCCAAGAAGCCGGAAGGCGGGCTGTACGAGAAGTCAGCAGCCGCCCAACGACCTGTTTGCCGGGTTGCGGTGTTGCTTGTGCCGCCCATGCAGAAAATGGCACCAGTCATAGCCGATGCGAGTGCTTGACCGCCTTGGTTTGTCGCAGGGTCTTGAGTGCCGCCTTGCAGGTTGTTCCAAGCCCCGCCGTTCTTCCTGACCCAGAATTTGAAATTGGCAATATCCAAGGCCAAGCAAACAACATCGCCTGTCGTGAAACTGCTCATAAGCAGACCAAGAGAGCCGTTTCTGAACACTTCCCCGTTGCTGACTACGCCAACAGAGTTGGTGTTTTGACCGGGATAGCCCGCCAAACCAGCAGCAGAATTGCCGAATCCATAGTCAGAGAAATTGGCAGCGGTATCGAAACGGACTTCATAATACCACTTGCCGGATGTCTTCGAAGTCGTTGACCTGACAGAAAGCCAACCTGCTGCTGTTGCTTCCTGATAGGATTTGTCACTGTTCGAAAGAGTGATCGAGGGATGCTTGTCAGCCGGATTCCATGTCGTCACAGCAGGTGCAGCCGTCACCAGGCTGGAAGCGATAATCCCGGCTATGTGAACATTCATACCGTGAGATCCCCGCTGACGAGGTAGCTGTCGGCGCCGATCTTCATAATGGTGGCAACCGAGTTTTGTGCCCGCAGCTTCAAGCCGTTCGAGGATACCAGAGTCACACCAGCACCGGCCACGATGGTTGTCTGACCGGCCCCGGCTTGCGTGACAGCCAGCGGCTCGCCGTTCGCCATACTGGGATCGACCGTGAAAGTGTTGGCCCCTGCAAGGTTCATTCGGATGAGGCGATCACCGCCGAAGTCGGCGTTGACGGTCGCATAGTTGGCTGTCTTGCTGACAACGCCAAAATAGTCCATCAGATCGCCGCTCAGGAAATACACATCGGTATTGATCCGAGTCAGCGTGACCATGCTGTACTGCTTGCGAAGGCGCATACCCGCCGCAGAATAGATGGTCACGCCAGCACCGGCCACGATCAGAGTCGACCCGGTTGATTGCTGATAGACGCGAAGGGGTTCGATGCCGCTCATGCCTGCGTCAACCGTCAGGGTATTGTCGGCAACCATCTGCATTCGGATGGTCTTGTTACCCGAGAAGTCGGCGCTGACAGTGTTATAGTTGGCCGTCTTGGTCGATACCGTCGCAACAGGGTAAGGTGTACCGGCCGGGCCGATCAAGGACACACCAGCAGGCCAAACACCGCCAGCCTTCGGGCCATACAGCATCGAGGTCGTGGTGTTGATGAAGAACTCACCGTCAACGCCTTGGGTGGTCGGTGCGACAGTTCCGTGCAGCACGTTAAGACCGTTGGCTCCGGGTGCCCCAGGTGCGCCATCGTCACCGTCAACCCCAGGTGCGCCGGGTGCCCCGTCATCGCCGTCAGTACCGGGCGGGCCAATCAGCGGCACACCAGCAGGCCAAACACCAGCAGCTTTGGGGCCGAACAAGGTGGTCGTGGTGGTGTTGAGATAGAACTCACCGTCAACGCCTTCGGTGGTCGGATCGACAGTGCCCGACAAGATGCCAGCGCCGCCGCCCGATCCAGCGTTCTCGATCCAAGCCGCCCCGTCGAAGCGCCATTGCGTGTCAGTGTCCAGCACCCATGCGATCCAGCCTTCACGCGGCGTCACATAAACCCAAACACCCTCGTCGCGGATTGCAACCTTATGAGCGTTTGCGCCCGCTCCCGCTGGCACCAGATAGATCATACCGTCAGTCGGGCTTCCCGGCAGGGCCGTCACATAGGACGCCACGACAAGCTGCGTCACCGCCGACAACGTGATGAGGTTGAGGTCCATCGCAGGCTTCCACCCGTCGCTGCCGAGCGGCCATGCGCCGGTCAATCCAATGCCGGGAAGGGTGCGGGGTTCGGGCATATTGACCTCTTATCGAATGTGGCGACGGTTTAGCATGGTGGCAGGTTTGCAGGAAGTCTTATCGAACGGGCACCGTCGCCGATCCATCGGATTACAGGCTGGTGACTCTGGCCGGGATCACCCGCGACCTGTCGGCAGGTATGACGGTCAATATGGTTTTGGGATGCAATCGCAGTTTGATTTTGGCCGAAGGCGGCATCGGACTTGACCCTGATACCGATTGCCATACGATCCACAACAACATGAACAACTTTGGCGGGTGCGCTTTCATCCCCAACAAAAACCCTATCGGACGCTTGAATCAGTTCTATTGAACGACTGGCGCCTGTGCTATCGAGCAGCATCTGACGAGGTGACAGCATGGCATTCTTTCTGAGTTTCCTTCTGAGTGTGGCACTTTCGGTCGTCGCCTATCTGATCATGCCGAAGCCCAAGATCACGTCACCCGAGATCACCAACATTGACGATCCTACCGCTGACGCCGGTAAGCCTTACCCGGTCGCATTTGGCACAATCACGATTAAAAGTGTCAACTGCCTGTGGTTCGGTGAGAAGCGCTATTCCAAGTTCAAGGTCAAAGGCTGATGACCTCTGAGCCGAATATCACCGTGTCCGATCTGCGTCGGCTTGGCATCTGTGCCAGCGGCCAGCGTCGTTGGTTTGCTGAATACGGTCTGGACTTCAAAGCGTTTCTGCGCGACGGGATCGAACCTGAAAGCCTGCTTGCGACGGGCGATGCAATGGCGATCAAAGCTGTATCGAATGTGAGGTCATCGCGTGGGCAGTAAGAAGCCAAAGGTCGAAGTAGTCGAATACTATATGTCGATTCACTATGGCGTTTGCGCCGGGCCCGTCGATGCGTTCCTCTCACTTTTCGTCGGTGAAAAGGAAGCATGGTCGGGCGAATTGACTGTCCCGACGCATGTGATGATCGACAAGAGTGATCTGTTTGGCGGCGTCAAGAAAGAGGGTGGCGTTCGCGGCCTGATGACCTATCTGCCGGGAAACTCGACACAGGTTCTGGGTGAATACCTGTCGGCCAAACTCGGGCTGACCTCGGCCACGGCACCCGCCTATCGCGGCTTGACTTCGCTGTTCTTCACAGCGGGCGGCAGCGAATTGAACTTCCCGGTTGTCGATACCACCGCGCCGGTCGGCGAAGGCGACTTCAGCTTGGCCGAAGCGATCTTCGTCAACATCTTTGGCGGTACTCTGGGAAGCGGCAACGGTTTCTATTGGCAAGCCAACTCGCCCTATATCCAGCCTGCTTGGGTCACTGTGCGGCGTCGTCCCAAGGGTCTGCCAGAAGAAACGGCTATGATCGGCCCTGACGCCAATGGAATGCACATCGCTTACGAGGTGTTGACCAATACCGATTGGGGCATCGGGACAGCACCAGGATCGCTTGACACTGACGCTTTTGAGGCTTGTGCGCAGACCTTGTTCGATGAAGGCTTCGGCATGTCTTTGCTCTGGTCGCAGCAGGCAAGCGCGGAAGACTTCATCGGCACGATCCTCGGGCACATCGGGGCGGTGATGTTCTTGAATCCTCGCACTGGTTTGCTGACGCCCAAGCTGATCCGCGATGACTATGACCCTGACGACCTGTTCGAGATCAACCCCGGCAACGCCACGGTCAGCGGCTATCAGCGCAAGCTATGGGGCGAGACGATCAACGAAATCATCGTCACTTGGACCAATCCGGTGAACGAAGAAACTGAGACGGTCCAAATACAGGATCTCGCCAACATCGCAGCCCAAGGATCGGTTGTGAGCGACAGCCGGGAATATGCCGGTATTCGCAATTCCGAGTTGGCGATGCGCCTTGCCGCCCGTGATCTTCGAGTGGCGTCGGCCCCGCTTATGAGTTGTGATGCTGTCGTGAACCGCAACGCTTGGGACATCACACCCGGCAGCGTGGTCAAGATGAACTGGCCCAAGTACGGCATGGATGGCGTGATCATGCGCGTTGGTCAGGTCGATTATGGGATAGACGCGCGAGCCTGCTGCCCAATCATCGGTTAGCGGCGCGAACAGCCAAATGCCGTCAGGGTCAATGTCCTCGATGATGCGAATGCTGCTGCGATTGGTCGTCACGTTACCACTGAACAACGCCACAGCCCCGCCAATGACCATCCATTGCGACGGCACCAAGGGCAGGAAGATAGCGCCTGCAACCACGGCTTCCGTCAGCTTGTGGGCCCGGCCGAACTCAGGCACCATTGTCGCGCGCTGATGCCAAGCATTCATGTGCTGCACGAATTTTCGGAAGGTCGCATCATGCACGACAGCCGAGAACGATACCGACTTGCGCGGTGTCTGCCTGCTGGATTGACGCTGCTCGCTGCCGTCATATGACCGGATGATCTCAGTACGATATTCAAGGCTCATTTCGTAGCCCTGCGACCAGTTCGGCGGGAACTCCCAAAGGCGCGAACGGTTGCCGGTCACGGGTAGGGTCAGCGACTCATCGGTGTCGAAGTTGAAGACAAAATCGCCGGCGATCTGCGACGGCCCGTCACCCAGAGCCTGCACACCGAAGTACCGACCATAAAGAGCGGGCAGCACATCAAGGGCTGTGAAGTCGGCAAGGCTCAGGCTTTCATCATCAGGATAGACGACAGATGTGAGAGTCGACGGCACCGTGTTGGTATTCCAAACGAAGACGTTCGAGGTCACATTCGATATGACAGCCCCGAGGTCAACGCGCGGCGGGATGAACCAGATGCGGTTGTAATAGTCGTCAAAGTACGACCCGATGAAGTCGCCCGAGAAGGTATCGACATACCGGAAGGCTGGGCTTTCATCACCGAAGTCGCCATAGGTGATCGGCAGACCGTCAATCGAATAAAGCCATTCCCCGAGGTGCAGGCCGGTTGTCGGTTCTGCGGTCGGAATCGTGGTGAACAGCAGATCGTCAAACATCTTTGCGCCCGAGAAGGTCGGCATTATTCGCTCCGATACGCATAGCCCAAGTGATAGCTGCTTTCATATGACCGGAAACGCGCCAGAGTGCTACCATCACTTGAAGGCATCGTGATTTCGCTTCGCTTCGAAAGCGCTGCAAACGAGTGCCAAACCTCTGTGCTGATCGAGGTCGTGGCTTCAGGTTCGAGGTTCGCAATGTTGATCAGGCGAATGCCAGCGGGCCGACCGATGGGACGGAAGCGCACTTCGGATGTGACCGGCTGCGTTGCGAACAGGTTGATCGGACTCAGCACAGCCGCGCCCGCCAGGTTGTTCCGGCCCCGCGCCGCAAACATATCGTTGTAGCCGTCACCAAAGCCGCCGATTGCTTCTTCACCATCCATGCTGGCAGGATCAAAGAATTGGCTGCTCAAGCCCGAGGTGCGGAAGTGACGCCAATGCGACGGGTTGTCAGCATGATCGACGTGAACGCCGCCACAATTCGCACTGTTGACCAGCAGGGATTGAGTCCCTTTGAACAGCGTGTGAACGCCACCGCGCGACTGCCAATCCAGCGGGCCACCCGTAAATGCGAGATGCGGGCCATTGTGACCGCCGATGATCTCGCCACCCTCATAATCGCCGATCTTCTCCATGAAGCCGAGATACATATGGCGATAGCTGTTGTAACCGAATTGGATCACGATGGCGATGTAGGGTTCCGGCGTCATCATGCCGATCAAGAACAGCTTGGTCGGCGCGGGTGATGTGCCCGGAACAGCCCCGAGTACCGGCGCCTGCACATAGGCAGAGTTACCGGGACCGGAACAAGCGACGTTCAGGATGTTCCCACCGCCCGTAACCGTGAAGGTCAAGCCACCCGGCCCGAGTCCCATATAGTCGGGGTGCTGCAAAACGCACACGCCGCTGTTGATCCAGCCGAGAGTTTCAGCGAAGTCAGCAACCAGTGCGGGGATCTCTGCGATGGTAGTGATCGTATGTTCAGCGTATGCCATGATTCACTCCAAACGCATTGCCCAATAGTCCAAGGTCGATGTGCGGAAAACGTCCTGCACGACCACATAATCAACGCTGTCAATCTGGATGATATTCTCGACGGCGTTCCCAACACCAGCACAAAAGAAAGCGCCATCCAGCACCCCGAACATCTCGGTCAAAGGGCTGACCCGCGCCAAGGTCATCTGCTCAACTGCATAGCCGCCGCCGTATGAGGTGGTGATGCGCGACCTGATCGTCTCGTATCCCAACTTGTTCTGAGTGACGCTGAACGCCGCGTACAAGCGCCAGCGATCCACCTCATCATCGTCAAGGGTATCGACATAGGTGGGCATGATGAAAACGTCGCCAAACTGATCACTGGTGACAGAAAGCCATGCGCCCGTGCTGTCCAGAAGCCAAGCGTTTGCGGGAAGATCACCGACGCTGGCCGCACTGACGATCTTGGGTGAAAACGGAAATTGACTATGGAAGGTCGATGCCGAACGCCAGTTCGCAACGGTCGTGTCGATGTTCGAGGTGCCGCCGATGAACATGGGGTAGGGGTACGAGGTTGGGGGCGCATAGGGTAGGAAAAGACCAGCGTATGCGGCCTGATAGACCGTTGACATATTCAGCACCAAGCAGAAGCGCCGACCGTTCGCAATGATCCAGTATTTCATCGTACTGGCATCAGCCCAAATGCGGACCTGTGCCGAGACGTTGATGTGATCTTCCATGGTGATCGCGCTATCCACGATGCCGGTCATGCCGTAAATCTGGATGTGGTTCGCATCGGTATCGACAGAGTCGACGCGGATCAGACCGACAAAGATCTCATCGGTGCCGCCAGTGCCCGGCCCCCTGAGTACGACGCCTTCGGCCTCACCTGATGCGTGAGTCCAAACGATCTGCCATTCCTCACCGCCGCCGACAAGAGTCGTGTCAGTGGTGAGGAAGTCGATGATCTTGTCCCAGATGGCGATGTTGCCCGCGACTGTGCCTGATTCAAATGCCATATCAGTTTCCCATAGCCTCTTTGAAAGCGGACGGATTTGCCCGGACATAATTCAGGATTGCTTCTTCGCCAATAACCGCACTCAGCGACTCGGACAAGAAAGAAGCAGCGTCGAACATATTGACGACTCGAGTCGAACCCGTACCCTTCGCGGCCCCGCCATTGCGAATATGCCTGGGGTCTTTTTCCGTCAACACTTCTTCTCCAACTTTCAGCACAGCAGGCATCTCACCGGGCTTGAGACCAGCGATCCCGCCAGTGTGGTAGCGCGTGGCGTTGGCGAACCAAGCGGGTGAGGCTTGGATCATCGGATTGCCTGCCGCACCCACCACACCGCCCGTATGGAAGCCCATGAAGCCACCAAGGCCACCCGTCAACGCTTTCGAGATCTGTTGCACAGCGTTGAAGGTGATCTGCTCAAGGATCATCTTTGCGATCATCAGCAGGAAGTTGGCAGCAAATTGACGGAAGCCGTCAGCCAGGGCACCGATTGCATCTTCACCATTCGCCACAGCAGAAGCGAATGTATCGACAAGGCTGACGATCCCGCTGCCAAGCGAAGACGCGATGCTTTCCTGCATCTGAGTGGCCGTGTACTTCATCTTCTGGCCGCTGGTGTTGGCGTTCTCAATCGCCAGACCCATAGCTTGCAGCTTTGCGATGCTGGCATCAGCCCCGGCCCCGCCAAGAGCAAGGTGCATCTGCTGGGCTTGTGCGATGGCGGTTGTAAGCTGGGTGTTGAGCGCCAGAACCTGAGCGTCAATGTCGGTCACTTTTTCAGTGTTGCCGTTTTCCTCATAGATCGCGCGCTGCTCAAGCAGGGCATTGCGCTGAGTCTCAAGGTCATTGATCCGCTGTTCGATCTGCTCAATCTCGGTGCCGGTCTTCTTCTGCACTTCAAGCTGTGCATTCAGATCGAATTGCTTACCAAGCAGTTCGGTTGCCGAAGCGATTTCAGCATCGGTGATCGCAGCATTGGCTTCCCGCAGCGCCCGGATACCTTCCTCGATGAAGACTTCGCGGGTTTTGCCGTCGAGTTTCTTTTGCAGGGATTCGTTCTCGAAGTTGAGATCCCCGAGTTCCTTGGCGGTCGCTTCCGACTGCTTCTGTTTTTCTTCGGTGATCTTCTTTTCGGTCTCGTAAATGGACTCGATGACAGCCGGATCGTCGGCCCCGCTGGCAAACAGATCAGCTTCGCGGGCCCGGCGCTTTGCCAGACCTTCGACGTAGACTCCGCCCGAGGTGTTGACGCCATTGCGGATCGCGTTTTCAGCGCCACCGTAGTCGCCCGCATTCAGCTTTTGCAGGATGCCGTCACGTTCAAGCGAGCCGATCCCGGCATTGTAGGCATATGAGACCAGCGCCCGCATCTGACCATCAGACAGCGGCACGTCAACACGGGCTTCGATGCCTGCAATCAGCTTGGCAAGGTCATTGACAGCCTGCCGCATAGCCTGCTCTTGCGTGATCACCTGACCAGCCTGCACAGGCTTGCCATCCAGATAGGTCGATCCATAGCCGATGGTCTGGGTGCCATAGCCATCGTCATATGCTTCGCTGCGGAAGGACTCTTCCTCGAAGATGTCTGCAAAAAGCTGCTGGGATACTTTGGTGTTTCCGGCAATTTCTTTGAAGGTGGCTGCGTCGGCTTCACTGAGAACAGCGGTGATCGCAGCGTCACGAGCGCCCGAAAGCGTGTTGTATTTTTCGGCTGCAAATGCGTCGTCCCTGCCGCCGATTGCGGCCAAGCCTTCTGCAAAACTTGCGTCGATTTCAGCAAGGTCTTTCAGCTTTTTCATCTCAGCCGCGAGTGCTGGAATCTTTCCTTGCAGCTTGGTCAACGCCTCACTGTAAGCATCGACCGATCCGACGCCTTTATCGAATACGGTGTTGGCATCCTCACCAGCTTCAGCCATGTCTTCAAGGCCAACGGCAGCAAGGCCGAGTGCCCCACCGAGAATGTCAAGGGTACTGCCAAACTTCTCTGCGATCTGCGCGGCGATGGTGGTGTTTTCGGCCTGTGCTTCCATGGCACGGGCGGTATCCAGCAGACCACTCAAGTAGTCCTTGATCACGTTGCTGTCGGTCGATTTGTAAAGGTCTTCCAGGCGTTCGCGGTACTTCTTGGCCGTGATGTCGCCCTTGGCAAATTCGGTTGCCAAATCCTTGACGGCTTCCGCCATCTCACGAGCCTGCTTGTCGCTCGCATCATCAAACGGGCTGAGAGAGATGCCAGCGGCAGAAGCCCGAAGCGCTTCGTTTCCGACCCGCATTTCCTCGAAGATCTCGACCATGTTCTTGAGGTTTTTTTCGGCTTGATCAAGGCTGACGGTCTTGATCTCGTCAGCCCAATCGCCGGTAGTATTTTTCAGCCGATCATAGTCACCCAAGACAGCCTGCAAAATGCGGCTATGTTCATCCATTGCGACGGTCGCGGCATCGACGCCACCGATCCAGTCAGCAAGATAGAAACTGCCCACAATGGTCAAAAACTGGATCACGATTGCCAGCGGTCCACCGAACAGGCTCGCTGCCGTGCTGAGTGCCCGGATGCCCGCTGTTGTGATCGCCGTTGTCGTCGTCAATGCCGCCATTCCAGCACGGGCCACAAGCGACTTGACGCCAAGATTGGTGACAGCACTTGTCGCCAGATTGCCAGCCTGTGCGAACAAGCCAACGCCGCGATAGGATTTACTCAGGTTCTGATCAAATGCGACAATGCTGACCGAGGATGCTGCCGTCGCTGCACCCAACAATCTCGCCTGCACAGCGGCAGACTTTTGCTGCACGGCCAGTTCGATGACGCTCGCCCCGGCGTCCTTGGCGGTCTTGATCGCGGCAAGCATGTTACCAGCGAGTCCAGTGAACCATTGACCGATCTTGATTGCGACGACTGCGATTGCAGCCGCTTTGAACGTGGCAAAATTCGCCACCACAAATTGCAGACCTTCGGCCAGCTTACCGGCAGCAGCGCCAAGCGACAGGAAGAAGTCACGCCCTTCCCGGCTTTGGAAAAAGCTGTTCATCTCTTTCAGAAGGGAATTGAAGCCCTCGATGAATCCGCCGTTGGCGACTTGAAGCTGCGCCTGAAACACGTTGTCCCAGAATTTGCCGATCAGGGTCGTGGTCGATTTCAAAGCGGCGGGAAGCTGCGATCCGAACCGCTTTTGCAATTCCCGAGCGAATGACAGCAGGTTGCTTTCATTGGCGATGACTTCGCCCTGTTCCATCATCTCAGACAGTTCGGCAGTCGTATAGCCAAGCGCGTCAGCCATGATCTGCATTGCGCCCGGCAAGCGTTCCCCAAGCTGCTGCCGCAATTCTTCAGAACCGATTCGCCCCTTCGAGATAATTTGTTGAAGTGCGAGGAAGACGCCATTCATGTCGTCAAGCGAAAGTTTGTTCACCCGACCGGCTTCGGCCACCGAGAGGAAAATCTCACGGGTTGCGCCAAGCGAGAAGTTGGATGCGTCGGCAGCGACGGCAAACTTGGTGTACTGATCCGCGAGTGAGCCAAACTCGATGCCGAGTCGTTGAGCCTGTGCTTGCAGGAACTGCATTTCACCGCGAACGGCTGTTCCATCCTGGCCGAATACGACGCCAAGGCGGTTCTGTGCAGCTTCCATTTTCTGATAGGCACTGATGACGCCAGACACGTTCGATATGGTCGCGTACAAGCCGACATAGGCGGTCGCAAGGCCAAGGATCTCGCCCCGGATACGCTGGAAGGTGGAAAGAGCCGTGCGCGAAGAATTGATGCTGCCGCTGAAAATTCCGCGCCGGTCGGCATCTGACAATTTGGTCAGGGCAGCAGCGGCCTCTTTGGCTTCCCGCTGTGCGATTTTCAGAGCAGCCCCGATCTCACGGAATCTGCGAGCCGTCGATGCGCTGCTGTCACCGCGAGCGATCTGGTTGTTCAGCTTTTCAAAGGCATCTGCGAGAACATCGACACGCCGCTTGGATTCGATCAGTTCGGCATTCTGCTTGCGCAAACCTTCGGCCACGGGTGCAGATGCGAGAGAGTTCGCCCCAGTCCGATAACGGTCGATTGCGGTCGAAAGTTCGCGCAAAGCAACGCCCTGACGAAGTTGGTCGTCGGTCAGTCGTTTGGTGGCGTCGGCGGCGGTCCTCTGAGTGACCGTGAAACCTTTCGAGGTCTCTTGCAGCTTGTGCATAGCAGCCTGAAGCTGCTCGTTGGTATCCTTGGCTGCGCGGGCGGCGCGCGTCAAGCGCGAGAAGTCCTCGATCTGCTCTTGCGTCGGCTTGCTCGTCGCCTTCATTTCCTTGGCCGTGCGAGCGATCTCAACTTGGAGATCTTCCCATGCCGCCTTGTTGGCTTCGAGTTCTGCGCGCACCTTACGGAATTGGGCAGCGCTGGATGCGTCAACGAAACCGGCCGGGCCCCGCGTCGAGTACCGGGCGAGTGCTTCCATCACGTCAACCAGGCGCTGCGCTTCCATGGTCACGCGCGGGGTTATGGATGCGACACGACCCTGCTCGTCGGCCACTACACCGAACGCCTGAGCGGCCTGTGTGACCTTGGCGCGCAGTTCACCGTAAACAGCTTCACCCTGTTCGAGTGCGACCCGGTTGGTGTTGAGGGATTGTGTCTCGGTCTCGACGGCGACTTGCAGGTTCTTGTGAAACTTGGCAGCTTCCCGCAAGGCGGCGTTGTTTTCGATCAGAGCCTTGTTGGTTTGCGCGATGGCTTCACGCTGCACCTGTGCGGACACAGCGGCCTCGTCGGCAGTCTTCTTGGTAGCCTGTGCATCCTCAAGCCGCTTCTGAGCAGCGCCGGTATCCACGTTCTTATCTTTGGCCTGACGAGCGATCTGCTTTTGATAGGCGGCTTCTGCACGGGCGAGTTCGCGGGTTGCTGCCGCGACAGTGGTGATGTCTTTCGCGGACTCGGCGAGGTCGGCCTTTTGCTTGCGGATCGTGGCCGTCAGTTCTTCCGACCGATCTGTCAGCGTCGAAACAGCAGCCGACGCATCAGCAGCTTCCGCTTCATATTCGGCCAGAGATGCTTCGGACTTTGCGACGGTGCCGCGCAGGTTGTTGATGCCGGTCGCAGCCTTGTCCAGATTACCGGACATGCGGTCGATAGCCTTCGACCCTTCGATTTGGCTGTTCAGCTTGGCAAACTGGGTGCCGAGCGATCCGATAGCCTGATCGGTGTCGTTGCTGGAACTGGTGAGACGATCCTGCTTGCTGGAAAATTCATCAAGGGATTTGGCAACGGCTTCGAGAGTCTTGCTGGCCTGATTTTTGGCCCGGATGATAAGTTGAACGTCCCGGTTTGCCATGCTGCCCTCATTCACCGCTCAGGGGGAACCTAAACGAAAGTTGTGACGGCGACTATCACTAATCGCCGGCCATTTTTTTCATCTGTTTTTTGAACTCAGCCGCGCCTTTCTTCGAGAAGACCGAAGACACTGTTAGCTGAAGAAGGCTGAAATAACTTGCATGTTCGCGGTTCAATCGCTCAACCACAAACTCGCATTCAAAGAAGACCTTGCCGATGGGGTAACGGGCAGCACTAGGATGCCCGTTAGCCAAAAGCAGACTTACTTGCCTGCGAACGCCGACGAGCCAATCCGCGACCGATTGAGGCTGCTCAGAAGATCGGTTGTTCCCCCGATTACCTGAGTCAGCGCCGCGAAGAAGTTTCCCGGCCCACCAGCCGCGTCAAAGGTGAGCGTGGCGATCTTGGTCAATGCTTCGATCTGAACAGTGATCGGCAGAGCCATGATCTTTGGCAGAAGGTGTGCGCGGTCGGCGGCGTTTGCGATGATCTCTGCTGCCAACTCTGGTGCGACAGTGAGCAGTTCCATAGCGGATTCCGTAACCATGGCCCCGGCTGCGATAGAAGCAGCCGTTTTGTTTTTGATCTTGGTATCCTTGCCTGCGTACTTGATGAAAAAGGCTTCGATCTGCGGACGACGCTTTGAAATCAAAGGCGCGATGTCTGCCAACGAAAGCCCCCGAACGGAAAATGTTGATCCGTTCGGGAGTGCGACATCGGCCTTCTCGATGTCATAGTCTTCTAGTGCCATGAAGTTCTCCTATTCAGGGCAGGTTCAGTTATACAGCGTAGGGACGGCCATCCAGATACAGGGCTTCCAGACCCTCTTTCTTCAGCACCTGAACGGTGAAGGGGATGGTCTGCCACTCGTCGCCCTTGAGCGCGAAGTCACCATTCGGCGACAGCTTCACATAGGGCATGAAGTAGTCGATCCGCGCGCCAGCAGGGTTGAAGCTGATGTAACGCATGGTCCCGGCCACCGGCTGCGAGCCGGAAATGGTGCGGGTACGGGCCGAGTCCAGAGTGGTATAGTCGGCAGCAAGGTCGGCATCAGCAGCGATGGCACCAGTTGTCAGGATCGTCACACGACCCAGTTCATAATCCACGGTGTAATCAGTGCCTGCGACGTGGACAGTCGCGCCGGTCGTCAACACCAGAGGCACACTGTCATCCAGCATACGCGCGCCCGAGGGGCTGATGTCGGTGGTGCCAAGCTGATAGGTCATGCCCTTGACGACATTCAGGATCGGCTCATTGACGACAGCGGCACCGACAACGGTGAAGACATCGGTCTCGCCAAAGAAGAAGTTGGCCAGGTTGTCCGGGTTGATGTCGTCGGTCGTGAAGCTGCCCGAGCGGGTGGTGGACAGGGGAATCGATTCATCCAACTCGTTGATGCCATGATCCGAGTCGAAGTGTTCCAGTTCTTCGGACTCGATGGTCAAGTTGAACTCGGGGCTGTTCCCGATGTAGTATTCGCCGGTCGGGGTTTGGGTGCCGGGTGCAAAGCGAGCGAACCAGAGTTCGCCACGACCGACAGTCAAATTGCGCGCCATATTTTAGTCCTCTCGTTGGTGGAATCACATCCCATTTGCTTGACTTACAGCAAAAGCAATCCCGTTTACAGTATCAAGTGAGTCGAGCATAAGGGTTATCCAAGTCTTCTGCGAGACGCAGAGTCAGGGTCAACCAAAAGAAAGCCTTGTCCGATGCTTCGTCAGGCGGGCGAACCGCACCTTGACCGATGAACATCTCATAGACAGCACCATTCATCCCGAGGATGTTGGTTGCGCGATTGTTTGCCTTGTCCTTGGTGAGTGCCATTTTCACTTCGGCCATCAGGTGATGGGCGGGATCGGTCGGGTTGAGTTTGTCATCTTCGACAAAGCCCTGCACAAGCAGTTCCCAGTTTCCGTTCGACTTGTTGGCATCACCTTTAGCATGAACAACTTCAATAGGGATCGGCGCTTCAAGTATGGAAATCATCGGGATCGGATCGGTTTCACCATAGCGCACACGACCACGAAAAACCCGGCCCCGCATGTCATAAGTGAATCCATTGGTCGGGTTGACCTGTTCAAGTGTGCTGCTCAAAGCGCGCATGATCATCAAACGAAAAGGCACCCGCTGCACACTGATCGCGCCGACAACTCCAAAGGATGCAAAACTCATCAGTATATCCCCGCTGCGATCAGCCGTTCAAATTCCTGAGTCAGATAACTCAAGGCTTCACCTTGCTCTTTTTCAGCCGCATATACCATAGCCTGCGAGACGCTTGGGCCATAGAGCAGCCAAAGTGTATCGCTGATCGGCACAGGCTTATAGGCAGCATTTGGATGCTCACCACGCTTGGTCCTGATCGCAAGGCCGATGTTGTTCTTGGTCTCAACGCTGCTGCCCGCTCGCAGCTTCATCAGGAAGGCATTAGGCATCTCGACGCTGCTGCCGCGCTTGATACTGACACGGGCACCCTTCTTGCCAGGTATGCCGCCTGTGACAAACTGTGCGAGTGAAGTGGCGCGGTGACGGCCAGTGATGATGGCTTCAAGATCTCCCTGCCGGGCCCGCTTGGTGACGATCAATCGCTTGGTTGATGGATTCAGATATGTCGCCGGAAAATTCAGCTTGGACAGGATTTGGTCTGCCACATCCTTCCGGCTGCGGGTAGCCGTCGCGTTGATAGCCTGCTGTGCAGCCCGTTCGATGGCAGGAGCGATGTCTTCAATGCTCAGGTCAGCAAGGCCATCCACAAAGACGGCATACCGATCACCCGTCACAGCGTCACCGGAAGCCTGAAATTGCGGCACTTGGCGAGCGGCACACGAGATGCAAATGCGGTGATCGTCACGTCATCAGGCGGTTGAACGGTGTCGATTTGGAATGCGATCCCGCGCGCGATGGATACAAACATCTTGTCAACAGGTTCGATCATGCTGCGCCAAAAAATGATGCGCGGCGTCACGTCTTCGATTTCAGCATAGTTGAAATTGGTGCCTTTCAGATCGCCAAGGGCCATCCATTTTTCATGCACCCTTACCGTTACCTGTCGGGGATTCAGTTCGGCGGGATCGAAAAAGCAAAGCGCGGGCCGTGACATATAGTCATGCAGCACCGCCCGCGCTTCACGCATATCATCGTGAAAGCCTGCCATTACTCGCCATAAGACCCGATGTGATCGGGCATGTCGGGCGTTTCAATCAACGACGACTTGGCCTTGCTGACAGCCTTAGACACAGCGATTTCAACATCCACTTGCGCGCCCACAATCAGACCCGATTGCAGCAGCTTCTTGGTGGACTTGTCGCCCGCATTCAGGAAGACAGTCTGGGACTTGCGAACAAGAACCCGCGCTTCCTTTTTCACGTCAAAGGCTTCCAAGGGCCGTTTTACGATGTACTCTTTCAAGGTCTTTCCTTTCAGGCCAAGTCGTCGTCAGCGCCGCCTTCGGATTTGGTCGTATCGGCAGCAGGTTCGGTCTTTGCCGGTTCAGCCGCCTTGGTCTTGCCAACCTTCGGGCCTTTGGCTGCGGCCTTGCTGGACAGCTTCTCGTCGGTGGTGCCACCAAGAACGGAAGGTTCGACAGCGCCGCTTGCAACGGCTTCGGCCACTTCGCCAACACTCGCCTTGACGATGAAACCCTTGTCCAGCCACTTCGACACGAGGTCGTCAGGCATGGTTACGGTGATGATCTTGCCGGATTTCACGCTGATCTTCTTGCCATCGGCAGATTTGAATTTCAGGGAAATGACAGATTTATAGGCCATATCAATGTTCTCCATTGGTTTCGATGAAGCCCGGCAGATCTCTCCACCGGGCCTAAGTCAAGTCAAGCCGGGTTAAACCGGCTCAACGACCGTCGCTTTGAAGGTCCGGTTCGGATTCCGAGGAATCGGAAGCGGGGCCGACTGCGACAGCATGTTCAACTGCGAGGGGTTGGGGATCGAATACTGCTTCTGGAAGATGTCAGTCGCAGCACCGTTGCCCGAACCCATGGCGTCAAGATCATAGATCGCGCCGAAGGCCATCAGACCGTCAACACCTGGCGCCGTCAGCAGGATGTCTTCGGGTTCCAGCATTTCGATCAGGTTGCCATCGTCATCCATCTGCTGATCGGAATACGCATAGACCTCAATGGCCCCGCCAGCGCCACCAAGCGTTCCGAGATAGGTCGGATCGTTCTTGTTCTCGCTGTAGAACTGCAAGCCGCGCGTAAAGCTGGTGCCTTCCCCGCCGCGAATCTGGGTGTCCAGTTTCTCGACAATGCTGGCATTCTTTGCGAACAACGGCGCAACCTTGGCACCGACAAACATCTGGTTCAGGTTGCCGCCGAACTGCGAAGCGCGAGCGGTGTCAACGAAGTCCTGAACGTCAGAGAAGATGTCTGCCAGAGGGTCTTCCCAATCCACGCCGCCACCAAAGGCAACGGTATGGTCAGAGTCACGACCGAACGAGATCGTCACGCTGGGATAGGGCTGGCCCTGATCAGGATGGTATTTCACCGTCACCTGACCGTCGATGATCGCCTTGGCGCACATATAGTCATAGGTGCGATAGATCGACTGCAAGTGAGTGCGGCTGATCTCAGCGGTGCGCAGGTCAAAGCGCTCATCCATGCTGATCTGCATACCGTTCATCATTTCCTCAACAGTGACCGTCACACTGTCTTCGGGGCGAACGGCATCAAGCAGCTTGATATAGGCCGGGGTGAAGGTGTCCAGCTTGCCGCCGCGCGTCTTCATAATGGGTTTACCCATCGAGGACGGCAGCGCGAAGGGTGCCATTGCGCGGGTGCCCTCGATCAGACCGAAGGCGATTTCCTTGTTGCGCGAGAAGTACGGCGCACCGCTGAAGAACCGGCGACGAAAGAAGTCGCTGGGATTCTCAAGCCGCATATCCCGGCGAATTTCAATGAGGTCTCGCTGAGACCAGAGTTCCAGAGCCATGGTCATGTTCCTTTCAGGTTGACCCGTTCGTTATACAGCCCCTGAGATCAGGGAGTGTACGTTTTCGGTTCGCCGATGCGAATGTTGGTCGGCGTCGGGGCACCTTCGAATGCCATGATCTTCTTGGCGTCGGTGTCGTAGGTCGCGGGCCAAACGATGCGGTTGTGGTTGAAGTGACCGCCGCGATAGACCTTGGCACCGACATAAGCCGTGCCGGAAGGGCTGGTGACAGCGTGTGCCAGGATGCCGATGGCTGCGGTGGTTCCCAGCACGGCAGGGATCAAACGCTTGCTGGCATCAAAGCCGACAACGCTGAACGCGGCCAGGGTCTGCGAAGCAGCGACTTCATAGTCGATGGTCAGCGGATCGGGATGCGAGGACAGGAACAGGGCTTGCAGACCAGCAGTCACGTCTTCCGTGGTGTGGGTCGGGATGCCGATGTTCGCTTCCTGGTTCGGGATCGTGATAGTCATGTGACCTTCCTTTCAGGTTTCAGGTTTCAGGTCTTTTTCTTTTCAAGACCCATTGCGGACAGAGTCGCAGATGCACGGGAAGGTTTGGCACCTTCATCGCCTGCGGTGATGCCCGGCGCATTCTCGGTCATCGCATTGTCGAAGTTCTGCTGCGTGTTGTTGGTCGCGGCAGGTGCCTTTTCCTCATCCAGATCGGCAAGGAACTCGGTCGCCTGTTCGACGGTCATGCCCGCTTTGACAGCAGACAGCGCGGCCTTGGGGCGCTTCTTGGCAGCGTCACAGGTCAGGATCGCATTCACGCGCGCACGTTCGCCTTCGGCGCCAGCTTTCAGAGCCGTAGCGGTTGCCGTAGCGGTTGCAGCAGCGGTTGCGGCGGCGACGGCTTCGTCATGCTGGGCCTGGGTAAAATCGGCCATTTGTTCTTCTCCTTCGGTGTTTGAAAGGTCAGCCGAAAATTCGGCCAAGGCGTCATCCATAGGGCCAATAGAGTCGGCCAGCCCAATCGACAGAGCCTCGTCAGCCGAATAAGTAAGCGCTTCGGTGTCTTTGACCGCTTGCACATCCATCTGACGATTTCGTGCCACAGAGGCAACGAAAATTTCACCCAAATTGTCAATCCGGGTTTGCATACGCTGTTTCACGGCATCGGGCAACGGTGTATAGGCATTGCCGTCAACCTTATGCTCACCAAAATGAACGAACGTGATCTTGTAACCAGCGTCTTCCAGCATCTTCGACATATCGACGTGGGCTGTCACCACACCGATTGAACCGACTCCACCTGTGCGGCTGACCACGATCTTGCCAGCAGCAGATGCGATTGCATAACCAGCCGAATACGCGGCCTCATGTGCGAATGCGCGGATCGGTTTCAGTTTGCGAGCGGCATAGATTTTGTCAACCAACTCAAAGCAGCCCGCAACATCGCCCCCCGGGGTGTGCAAATGCAGGATGATGCCGCGCACCGATCCGTCAGAAAGGCCACGCTCAAGCGCTTTCTCGATGTACTTGTAGCCGGTCGCATATGACGACGCTTGCCAGAGAAAATCGTGCAGCAGCACACCTTTGACCGGGATGGTGAGGATGCCATCCTTGACCAGATAGGGGCGATAAGCTGCGCGCCAATCACCAGGCTGCGGCCAGAAGTCATCACCGTTTGCATTCGCCGCAAGCATCTGATTCAATTCAGGCAGCTTCGCCAATGCAGACATGCAGCCTTCAAAGCTGCCACTGTGCCCCGGCGATACCAGAACAGCATTCTCTTTGAAGCGGGCGCGGATCAGATCAAGCATCGGTATTATCCTCTGAGCCGTCTTCCTTTTCATCCCGCGCTTCTTTTTCACGGGGTGCGCCGGTAGCAGCATTCATCATGTTGTCGTCGCCGGTATCAACCTCGATCTTCAAATCAGTCATCAGCGCCTTTTCACGGGAGATCTGAGTGAAGACTTTGCGATAATCCCGACCAAGACGAGAAACTTCATCCTCATAGGATGTCAGGTTGTACTTCAAGCGCAATACCGCAGCCTGAGTCTCTTTCAATTCGTCAATCTGACCACGAGATGCGCCGATCCAGTCGCAAGAGGTGTAAGCCTCACGATTCAAACCGGACCAAAAATTCGGCGCATTGCGGGGCATCGCCGTGATCTCGTTGCGAGCAATCGCTTCCTCAAGCCACAGCATGTAAATGTGCGATGCAAAGCGGTCGGCCACGTTGCGCTTGATGGCGCGCATCGACTTGTTGGACTCGTTCAAAGATGCCCGCGCCGACGAATAGTTCGTCTTGGTGTAGTCCTTGGAAAGCTGCTCATAACTGACGTTGAGAATCGAAGCGATGTATCGCAGAAGCGATGCCTCAAACTCATTGCCGAGCGGCCCGCCGCTGGATGCAGGCTGCATGTGCAGCTTCGATCCGGGGATAAGGTGCGGGATGCGTACCCCGTCGATGGTCAGCGAGTCAGATGCGTTGATGAACTGCTCATTGACGCCCATGTAGCTGCCAGCATAGCCCGCGATTGCCTTGCGCACAGCGCCTTGATCAACCTGACCGGCCCCGAGTGCGTTGAAGATCACTTCTGACGGCAGATCAGACTCGATGGTGGCAGCATAGGTCGCGTTGACCACGGCGTTTTGCAGAACTGTGTCCCGAAACTTCTTGGTGATCCGGGCTTCTTTGAGACCTGCCGCCATGGCAGCAACACCGCGCGATTGGTCGGGCCGCTGCTGCTCAAAGATGTGGATGACCTGTTGACGGCCCCAACGAGTCCGTGTCGGCACCCGACGCCATTGGAAAGAGTTGGATGCGAAGTCATGCGGGTGCGCCACGCGGATATTATAGGCGATGGGCGCACCATACAGGTCACGCTCAACACCCATTCGCATCGACTGACCGTCGCGCTTGTACATGGGTGTGCTGAGACGATCCGAGTCGATCATCTGAATGGCCGTCGAGAAAGGCCGGTCAAAACCTTTGATCCATTCGGCGGAAGCAAGGACTTCGCCGGTCGTGGTGTACAAGGCGATTGCCAAGCGCACCAGCGAGGTCAGAGTGTTGACGCGCTGTGCATCGACCCAGTTGTTCGGACTCTCAGCCCATAGCGTGAACTTGGCTTCGACTTCTTCCTGAAATTCCTGTTCCCAAACCTCATCCAGACCGAGAACTTTGGCATTCGGCTTGGCGTTCAAGAGGAACATATCGCCGACAATGTTGTCCTTGCGGATCTCAGAGCCAGATGCGGTATATCCGTCATTGCGAACGAGGTCGCGCACACGAGCGTCAAGCAAAAACTTGTTGGGTGTGATGTCGCCATCAGCCGACCGGGCAGATGGAGTCCACATCGCCACTTCACGGTCAAACCGGCTTGCAGCCTCATAAGGCTCGCCGATGATAGCCTTTTCACCGCCCGCGCCACCGGGGAGAACTCCGATAGACGCGGGCGGGATTGCCGGGGCACCCGAAGGCATCCCGATCAACTCTTGCATCTCTGGATCTCTGGACAGGAAAGACATCAGAAAATCATCCTCATCGGACCTTTGGAACAACGAATGCCAAGCGCTGCTCGCAATTCGTCAATGTACGCGACGAGTTCTCGCATCGAGGTCGGCCTGAACTGAACCTGCTCACCATTCTGATCTCGTATCAAGATCACGGATTTGCCAATCGCCACCTTATGACGAGCGGCTTCCGCTTCTCTCAAATAGCCCTGAAGTTCTTCAATGGTTGCCAAGATAGAACCTGCTGCGAGGGTTGTGCTTCAAAGGAGGTATCACGGTCTAGGTGATCCAGCAATTCGAAAATGGACAGTCAGCCATGCCTCTTTGCAAGTGCGGTGATGTCAACCTCGTCATCCTGTTCCCGCACCTCAAAGGGTTTGACATCATCCTGGGGCATGAAAACCAGATCGTTGTCGTCCCATTCTTCGGCCCAAGCGGGCATCGCGTCAGGTTTCAGGCTTTCCTCACCGATCATCCGAGGGAAAAGACAGATGCCCAAGTCATAGACAAGCAAATCCCATGCCTCGTTGCGCAGCTTCTTCGGGTTTTCCCAGCCCTTGTTTGCAACCTTGACCTCAACCGTCAGTTCCGAGAAGAACCAATCCTGCAAATGCTTGCTGAAATGGATCGTGCCCGGTTTTTCCTGACGCTCAAGCAAGCCGTCAAGGTGGTCCTTCAACTGATTGACGTTCAACATCAGGATCGGCACTTCACCACGGGCACCCGCGCGCCGGTCTTTCCGGTCACTGTCTGGGTACGAGATCTTGTATCGGGGCGCGTTGAGGTTCGGATCACCTTTCAGCAATTGAAAGCGCGTGTGATGCTGCCCCATATGCTCATCCCGAAGATAGCGCCAGAAGGCATAGGCGTTGACAGTCGTGCCTTCATAGCCGCCCGAGTCGCAGCCGGTAGCCTTGATCTTCATTCGACGCCCGCTGCCGTCGATCAGCGGATAGGTCTTCTCAATCACACCGTCGATCAGCAAGTGCCAATCTTCCTCATACGCGCCCGGCCGCAACGGCCAACGCTCACCGTCGCCGTCAAGGCGTTCTGATTTTCTGATCGAGAAGCGGTCAATGACATAGCGATCACCATGTAACCCGTGACCATGCACTTGCACCTGAAAGCTACCCTTCTGAACGTCGATCATGGCTGTCAGATAGCGAACGCCGTCCGGTACAGCAGGGTCTTCCGGGGTGCCCCACACATTGCCAGCAGCGCGGACTTTCAATTCGTCAGGAGTGCGATCAGCCATCAGTTTCGGCGGGGTGAACGGGTGTCCTTGATCGGTGTTGACCGTGGCTTTGAGCGGCCCCGCGTCACCAGTCTTGTCGTAGGTTTCCATGGCATCAAGGTATTTGAGAACCAAGTCCTTCCAGGACACGAAAGCTGCCGACACGCCCTTGAGCCAGAACGACCCGATCATGCTGCCGTTGGTCTTGCCCGTCACCGATCCATCATCAAGCCAACGCTGGCCGTCAGCCAACCACTTGCCGCCCAAATTGAGGCCGACCTTACCGGGCTGCGGGGTGGGGTATGCTTTTGGGTCAGGGTCGTGAGTGTGCGGGAAGCCGCAAGATGGACAAACCAGCACCGCGCTCGTCGCCTGCTCTGCGTTATTGAGCGCTTCCCCATCCGGCCCCGTTTTCGACCAACTCAGGTGTTTGAAATCACCCTCGAATGGATCATCACATTGCGCGCAACGCCAGTACCAACGCCGCTTGTCGCCCCGGTTATAGACCGAAAGAATGCCTTCGGTCGGCGGCGCTTCATGCAGAGTCGACGGCATCCAGCGATGGTTTTTCACCTCGTAGCCAGGTGAGGATTCGGCCACCGTCATGCCATTGCGACCGGCTGTCTGAGTCCGCTTGCGCAGAAGATCAAACACCGGACCTTCCTTGTCAACATCAAGCGGCATCCGGTCAAGGTCGTTCGCCCATCCACGCCGCAGAGTCTTACTCGACAATTCGGTGATCGTCGGCCATTTCACCAGCAGCCGCATACCGCTGATGAACCGAATGTCATGGGTGTTCATGCTCTGCTTACCCGGCGCGACCCGAGTGCCGAGTGCCTTTGAGTGCCTGAACGCCTTGCGAAGATCACCCTGAGACCAGTCACGCGCGCTGCTTTGCGTCATGTGGATCATCATAATGTCGCCCGGATCACAGATCTCGCAATAGGTCAGATAGTTGAAGAAAATATCTGACTTGCCACAACGAGCGGGCCCGGCGAAAACGACTGCCGTGTGATCAAGTGAACCCATCGTGTCCATCACTTCGGTCAGATAGGGCGCGATGTCGTTGTCCCAATAGCCGGTATGAGTCGCTTCCCGAAGGTATCGGTATTTGGCCGCAGCTTCGGATACCGTGAGCCGTTCAGGCGCGCGGATCGAATTGGCGAGCAGCTTCAAAAGATCACCGAAAACCCGGAAATTCATGCTCATATCAGATCGTCCTCATCATCGTCTTGGTCATCCATTCCGACCGGCGTTTGATCATGTTGGGCGAACTGCAAGATCGTCTCTTGAAGGTCATCCATCACTTCATCGGTCCCGGCCCGGAAAAGCCGGTACTGTTCGGTCGTCATGCCGGTCAAGCGTTCGACCCGATCCGGCAAAGCCTGTATTTTTTCCCGCAGCGACAGCAGCACCTCACCGAAGACGGCCAGAACCTTTTCAGTGCGCCAAAGCGCCCCGTCTTCGAGTTCAACCTTCTGCCGTTGTCGGCGGGCTTGCCAGAATTTGAGACGAAGGGACTCAGGCAAGTCTTCGTCTTTGACATTTGCGAGGAACAGCTTCAGGTCGAACTCAACATCGACCAGCCGACCAGCCACGTCCTTCAAAGAGTACAGCGCCCCGCCTGATCGACCAACACCGGCCGGGCGAACGCCTTTGATCTTCTTCTGAACCAATGCCAGCGGCGTTTCAAATGCACGGGCAAGCCATGTCGGCGACACGCCGGTCAGGACAGTGCCGATGTTCATGTCGGTGTCATCCTCGTCAGGCTGGATCACCTCACCATATGACCCACGGTTCTGCTGTGCGGCACGGCGTCTTTCCACCAGTCTGATCAGGTCCAACTTCTTCCGGTTGGATGGGGCAGTCAGATCGTCCTTGCGGGGTCTGCCGCCCCGGCGCCGAGCGGGCTGATCGGGCACGTCTCCAATCAGGTCGGAATCATCTCGTCTTGTCATTCCAAACTCAGATCAGATCGTCGTTACGTTTTGCAGCCGGGGCGCGACCGATGGCTACGTCAATTTCGGCAGACTCCCACATGCGGGTGCGACCGATCTTGATGGGTCGGGGGAACTCACCCGCCTCAATCCACCTGTCGATGGTGCGGCTTGTGACGGGGATCATCTCAAGCACTTGCTCAATTTTCAAAAGTGACACGTTATCCTCACGGGCTTAGGTCAAAGCACCATTATGGACATTGGCAGACATAACAAGACAAAAAATGCTTTATGCCGACAAGTGCTGACTTTCAGGCATATCTATCGCCAAATGCGATCATATCAAGCTGCAAGGCGCGCATGATGCTCTGCTGGGTGGCATCCCGATCCTTCAAACGCGGCAGCATGTCGTCATCGAATGTACCCCGAGCGATGATGTGATGATTCGAGACAGGGCGTGTCTGCCCTGGGCGGTGCAAGCGCTTGTTCAATTGCTGATAGGTTTCAAGGTCGGGGGTAAGCCCATACCAGATGTTGATATGACCGCCAAACTGGATATTCTGGCCGTGGCCGACCGACTGCGGGTGAACCAGCATCAGGGGAATTTTGCCAGCGTTCCAATCGGCTTTTGTCTTGCGCACATCGCCGTTGCCGAAGATGACAGCCTTCGGGAAACGCTTCGTAATCCGGTCCAAGTCGAAGCGGAAAGAGTATGCCACCATCACGTTTTCGCCGTCAGCTTCCTCGATCAGTTCCTCAAGCGCGAACAGCTTTTCGTCATGAATCCAGACCGGCTGACGATCCTCGTTGTACATGCTGCCGTTAGCGAATTGCAGCAGTTTACCGGCCAAAACGCCTTTGTTCACCGCTTCAACATCATAGGCTTCCGAGACCAGAGTCCTCTTAAATTCCTCGTACCTTTCCATGGTCCGACGCGAGAGATCGACATGGAAAGTGCGGTTGATCAGCGGGGGCATGTCAGGATAATCGCTGGGGTCAAGCGCGAACATGATGTCGGAAAGACGGTCTGTGATCGCTTCCTGTGCCCCGGCCTTGGGGCTGTAATTCCAGCCCATGTAATCGCTGTCAAACCAACGATCCCTGAACTTGATCTTGCTCGTGCCGAGCCTATCCCCGAGGTCGGCGATGTAGGCCAAGCCCCAAAGGTTCATCAGCCCTTTCGGCGACGGTGTGCCGGTCATCAGGACAATGCGCTTGCAGAATTTCCGGGCCTTAGCCATTGCCCCGAATTGGCTGAGTTCCTTCTTCGCCGTGCGCTTGGTGCCGTTCTTGAATGCCGAAGCCTCATCCCACATGATCGCGTCATAGGGCCACCGCTTACCATCGTCAAAATGGTGCCAAAGCCAAGCGAAAGACTCCCGGTTGATGATGTGGATCTCAGCCCGGTCGTCGGCCAGTTTCTTGCGCAACCATTCCTTCTTTTTCGTCTTCTGCTTGTTGGCCCATGATGTCGCTTCGGCGCTGCTCAGACCGATCACGTTACGGGCAAACACAAGCGCTTCCTTGCGGAATTTGATTAGTCGATCATCCTCATCTTCGACCCTGAGCAGAGTCCAATCCATATGCGATAGGTGCTTCCAGTCTTCAAATTCGTCGGGGTATGTTGCCCGAGCCACAAGCATCGGCGCGACGATCAGCAGCTTCTTGATAACCTTGTCCTCGAACAGATCGTCAAACGCTGTCAGGGCCGTGACCGACTTACCCGCCCCCATGTCCCATGCAAGGATGGTGGTTTCATTGTCATAAATCTGATCGACGCCCCACCGCTGATAGGGCCGCATGTCGCGCCGACGAAGACCATTGCTCACAGCAAGTCCTCATCCCTGAACACGCGCTGCGCCATCTCGACCGTATCGACAACGCGCACATCAAAACCCAACTTTCGCAGCCGATCCCCTTCACGCTTCTGTTGCGCAGTCGCGTCCTTGCCCGGCCGCTTATGTTCAATGATGATCAGCCGCGCCCCGGGGCCAAAATACCAGTCGTCAGGTGCCCCGTTGCGGTTTTCATAGCGCACCTTGCGATGGATGAAGCCTGCCTTCTCAGCAGCCGCATTTGAGGCTTTGACAACATAGCCTTCCCCGTATGTCGGGCGCCGGTTCAAACCAGTTCCTGCTCATATGCGATGTCTTTCAGCATCTGACGTGCAGCGCGCACATAGTAGGCCGTGTCAACATCTTCGGGGAAATCACCAGTCATCAGCATGATCGGTCGCGCGCCTTCGCTCTTGGGCACCATGTTGTTGCTGCCCTTGTAATGGATGGCCCCCATGCCGCAAGTGCTTTGATACCAACGGATTGCAGAGCCGAGATATTCGGCTTCGCTGACATCGTAAGAAGTACCAGGCTTCAGCCGCTGACCGCGCTTGCCGATCCTCTCAACCTCAACCTCTTTGACGCCCCAGATCGCCCCACCGTTGACCTTGCGCACGGTGACAAATTTCCGAATGTCTTTGCAGGCACGGATAGTCTCGGTGATCGGCGTTCCCTTTTCAACATATGCGGCCACGGCGTCGGCGCAAATATCAAAGGTCGGGTTCTTCTTTTCCTCAAGACCCGACTTCGCATAATGCCCTTTGCGCTTTGTGCCGCCGCCCTTCTTGATTGCGATGTAGTTGTTGCAGGATGCCGAGAAAAGAGCCTCATATTGCGTCTCGTCAGTTTTGAAATCGGTGTCTTCTTCCCAGCGCTTGATGATCGAGGTCAACTCATCTTCTCGGGCGCGCGGGCACTTGATGACGATACCATCAGTGTTTCCGCTGACGACAGCAAATCCTTTGCGCTCAATCCGTTCAATCAGCATCAGCAATGCAAGCTGACCTGTGATTGTGGTCGCAATCAGCAGTTCAGGTGCGAAAAGAGCCGAGTAGGACGACCCGAGTTTGCCAAACGAACCGTTGATGGCAATTTTCAGACCGCCTTGTTCAACGTCCCATTTGTGCGCTTCGGCTTCAAGCGTTACCAGCTTTTCAGCCATGAGTTCTGACGGTCGGTTTGAGCCGAGAATCGCAGCTTTGAGTGCTTTTATTTCCTCGTTCAAAACCTTCAATTTGGCCTTCGCAGCCAAGCGTCGGTCAACGATTCCCTTGTAAACCTTGAGGAACGCCTTCCCGATCTGCGGCGGCATCAGGCGACGGTTGATGATGATGCGCGGATAGTAGGACTCCACGTCAACATCTTTCAGAAGGTTGTCTTCGTCAGCCCAATGTGCCGCACACTTCTCGGTCGAGTGCAGCCCACCGATCCCCATTTGATATGTGCTGTGACCAAGTTTGATCTGTGCCGTGGTCATAAAATCAGGCAGCAATACCTTCTGACTTTTCGGTGCCAGCCGGAAATCCCATTCCTCGAGTCGGTCAAGAATGTCGTTCATCTGCTCGCTGAAAAACCGGATGTAATCCGGCGCGAGGTATTTGAACTTGGTTCCTGGTGCGATGCTTGGCCGTTTAGGCGCAAATCCCAAAATGTCGGTGACTTGCTTCTTGATGACGGCTTCGGCCACCTGAGCATCGGACTTGGACCTTAGATCAAGCCCATTCTTCTTGCCAATGTCGATGCGAAGGTCGATTTGCTCTTTCAGGTTGGCGTGAAGCAGCTTTGTCGCTTGGAGATCGTTCTTCCAATATTCATAGACGACCTCAACATCGGCTTCGGTCAATTTGGCGTCGTGATGGATAGGGAGATCCTGCATTCGCAGGCCGTGCATCCTACCATTGAAAATCTTCAAGCTGGCCTGACCGGGGGCCACTTCGATAAGGTCGATATGGTCTAGGTTTCTTGGAATATCAAAGCCGTAGGCATCGGCGACTTCCCAATATTTCATTCCGCCTTCGATGATGTCGTTGGCGATGGTCTTCAATTCCATGCAAGTCAAACCTGCGATGGCACCATAGATAATGCAGTTGTCAAAGTTGATCCCGTTGAAACTGATGTTGCGCCGCTTGCGCATTTGGTCTTTGACCCAAAGCCGATCCTCTTTTGAAAGACGGGCATTTTCGCCAAAGGCTTCAACGGATTCCACCCGGTCATTGGCGATGTTCATAAAGCCGATGAGCAGGTAGTTCCGATAAATCTCGGTATCGAGAACCTGAGTGATTTTGGTTTGGGTCATCGGGTGTCAGCGGGGCAACCGAAGCCGCCCCGCCATCTGCCTATGCTACGTCATCGTCATTGCGACGGCGACGGGCAGGCCGCTCATCCTCATCGTCGCGCGAACGGCGGCGGGCGGGCGGCTCGTCATCGTCATCGCGCGACCGGCTGCGGCCCTTGGGCTTTTCGTCCTCGTCGTCATCACGGCTGGCACGGCGGCGGGGCGGCGGCTCGTCATCGTCGTCACGGCTGGAACGGCTGCGACCCTTGGGCTTTTCGTCCTCGTCGTCATCACGGCTGGAACGGCGGCGGGCGGGCGGCTCGTCATCGTCGTCGCGCGACCGGCTGCGGCCCTTGGGCTTTTCGTCCTCGTCGTCATCACGCGAGCGGCCCCGGCCTTTGGGCTTCTCGTCATGGTCGTCGCGCGACCGGCTGCGGCCCTTGGGCTTTTCGTCCTCGTCGTCATCGAACTCGGACTTGTCGAACGGTGCAGCGCCGCCAAAGGCTTCACCATCTTCGCGGAATTTGACCGCGATCAGACCGGCGTTGACACGCTTGCCATATTTGTTGTCTTGCGCCCAAACCCGCACGATGGCATCGACAAAGCAGCCCGCGTAAGGCGCACCCTCGTCGCCATCGCGCACGTCTTCGCTGTCGATGTCCAGAACGCGCGGGCGCTTGGATTCAGAGGCCGTCAGGTACACCATTCCCTCATAGCCGTCCTTGACTTCTTCGAGGTCGTCGCCCGAGCGCAAACACTTCTTGGCCGAAGACAGCTTGGGCGCACCCTTGGGCCACTTCTCATTCATCGCATGATCAATGGCATCCTCGATCAAAGCGATGTTGATGCGCCCGATCTTGGTCTCAGGGTCCATGATGAAGGCGGCGTTGTATTTGGGTTCACCTTCAGCACCGTCACCAAAGGCTTTCGCCTTGTACAGATGCGGATAGGAAAGGCGCACGTTCTTCAGTTTGATCCGAAGTGGATCGGCTTCACGTTCTGCCATTTTGCAGTTCTCCTTCAATCCTCGTTGAACTCATCGACAACCGACCGGATTGCGGGGCGGGCATCGTCTTCATGCACCAACACAGGCTTTGCGTCGGCACGAGTGATGTGCGACCGGGCAATGTCAGCGTAGGTTTCGGGGCTAACCAATTCTTCGAGTTTGGTCGGCGTGATCAGCTTGCGGGTGAAGGCGCGGCCTTTGCCGACAGCTTCCACAACCACATCGGTCGCTTCTTCGGTGTCAAGGTACTTGCGCGGCGGGCTGCGGCCATCCACGGCCTTGACTCCGGGCGTAGGGAAGCCTTTGAGCGCGTCATCCCGCACCCGCGCGTGTACCCGGTCAAAGAACTTGTTCAGGGTGCCACGGTGCAGCGCTATGAAGGCCGCTTGCTTTGCCGTCAGACCTGCGATGGATGGGGGTCGAAGGTCCAGACCGAGATCCGCATCCTGTTCCATCGAGTCAAAATCAAGGCGAACGGCATCAAGGTTGAAGGCCGAATATTCCGCGCATGTGAGCGTCTTGGCACCAGGGCAATACAGGCACTGTTTGTCGCCTGCGATCCGCTTGGCATTCTTCTTGTAAGTGGCTTCAGCGCCGCTTTTCAGTCGATCACCGAAGTCAAGAAGGTCATCCAAACTGATGTCCCATTCACCGCCGCCACCGGGGGCGCGGGGTTGCCAGATGATCAACCGAAAGTCTTCGGCATCGCTGATGTGACGAGCGTATTGATCCCAGAAGCCGAGCGCGTAAATGCGCAGTTGGTCGTTATCGACCGGGGATACTGGCAGGAAGCCAAACTTCCAGTCGAAGCAAGTTATCCGCTTCTTGCCGACGATGCCGACATCCATTGTGCCGAACTGACCGGGCATCCAGCGCCCGAGGTCAAGCCGCTTTTCGATGAACAGCTTTCCGCCGATCTCGTCAATGCGATCCAGACCGCTCATTATCTGATCGGCCATGTCTTCAGTGATTTCCAGTGTGAAATCATTGGCTTTAGTGATGCCGCCGTCACCATTGCCCGACCATTCGGCGATGTCTGAAAGGCTGACAGTGCTATCGACCCAATCATAGGGCGTCTCGCCGAGAACAAGGCATTGCTCTGCAATATAGTGCAGGATCGTGCCTTCATTGGCGGCGTCACCGGACTCGTCTTCGAGTGCAAGGTCGTCAATCAGAGCGATTGAACCTGGGCAGCGCAACCAGCGGCTCGCCGATGATGGCGAGAGACGTGCATGTGCCTTCGTTCCCATAGGTCAGCCGATCAGCCGCAGCTTGGCAATCTGCTTCTCAAGAGACTTGATCTTCTTGTCACGGTCTGCCCGGATCGCAGCATCAGCGTCGTCCTTAGAAAGAAAGACATTCCGACCCAGTTTGAAGGTCGTGCCGAATGCGTGTTTTGGCATTCTCAGCCAAACGAAACCATCATCACCGGGCTTGTTTTCACTGGAAACGATGGTAGGCAATCCAGCATTCGAAAGTGCATATCTGGTGACAAAGTAGTCCATCGCAATCTCCATAAGATGCTTTGAGAACAGGCAGATCGCGTCAGCCTGTCGTGAAAGCACCTTGATACCTGGGGGCTTGGTATCAAGGTGTTACTCAGTCAGTCGGTCAGAAAATCAGGCCAGGTCTTCTTCGCCGCCTTCGTCGTCAAGGTCGGTCTGCTCGCCCGCGATATAGGCCGTCAGGTAGTCCAAAGCCTTCTGCCGGTCGCCGTCGCCGATTTCCGACATCTTCTTGACAGCGAACGCTTCGACAATCTTGGTCACGAATGCGCGACGTTCGGTGTATTCGTCTTCATCTTTGACATCCAAGAAAGCCTTGGTCTGATCGCTGATTTCCTTGACGGTCGGAATCTTCGGCGCCTTGTCCTTGGCCGCGCCGCGCGGTGCGCGAGTGGTCTTGGCGGGTTCAGCGTCGGCGGTCGGCGCTGCGGTGACGGGCGCTTTGGCGGCACCGGCCTCAAGCCCCTTGCGGGCAGCAGATGTCATAAAGGTCAGCAGTTCGTTGTTCTTCTCAAGCGCCACGGTGAGCGCGTCGATCTTGTCTTCGAGTGACATTCGGTTCTCCTTGTCGATCATGTCGTTTCGATGGACAAGGCAAACCATGTGCGAAGTCTGTTGTCAACGAAGAAAGTCACGTTTAGGGTGACAACAACATAAACCTGCGAGGACTACCCGATGACCGGAACGAATGAAGACCCTCTTTGGAAGGTGCTGCGGCGCAACCTGCCGTGGTATCAGGACGACTTCAAAGGTGAGCAGGGCAAATATGGTCTGAACGTGACCCTCATTGCGCAAGATATGGGCGTGACCAAGAAGACTGTCTTCGAATGGTTGAGCAACAACAAGGTGCCCGGCCGTCGCGTGAACAGCCTGCTCGCCCTGCACAACTCGACCCTGACTATCAACATGATCCAGCCTTACATCGCTTCAACCTGACTAACCGATTCGGGCATTTCAACCTTCTGAGTCGGAGTCAGACACATGCAAAACGCCACCCGGCGTCCCATTCTCACCTGTAAAGACCTCATCCGGGGGTTGATCAGTGCTGAATGACGCAATCGAATTGGCCGAACTGGGTTTCTCGGTCATTTGGCTGAAAAACAAGTCCAAGCGCCCGGTCGGGGAAGATTGGACCGAGTTACCGACAGCATCGCCGAAGGATCTCAAGGCGACATACATCAAGGGCCGCAACATTGGCGTCAGGTTGGGAGATCCGTCTAGAATCGACGGTTTTTACCTGCATGTGCTGGATATGGACATCCGAGACCCTGATTTTGCTGAAATCGCCCAAGAAAACGTCAAAAAGCTGCTGGAAACCGACATTTCCGAGTTCCAAATGGTCATTTCAGGCTCTGGCGGGGCGTCCCGGCACCTGTATTTCCTCACAGATCGGCCCTATCGAAGCAAAAAATTGTGGCACACCGACGAGCATTTCATCGGCGAAGACGGCAAAAAACATTGGGCCGCTGAGATCGAACTGTTTGGGACCGGCAAACAGGTCGCGCTTCCACCCTCGATTCACCCCGATACCGGCATCGCATATCGCTGGAAAGACGGCAAAATACCCTCACCTGACGCCTTCCCGCTGATCGACGGCGACGTGATGGATGAAATCAGCGGCTACAATGATGAGTTGTATGTGCTGGGCGACTCGGAACCGCTGGGGATCTCTTACGAGGAAGCCGAAGCCTACCTGCAAAACCTCGATCTGCCGACATGGTGCGACGACCGGGCCGGGTGGGTGAAGGTCGGCATGTCCCTGCACCACGAGTTTGATGCCCACCCCGACGCTTTCAAGGTCTGGTGCGACTTCTCGAAACAGGTGCCGGATCGCTTCAACATGCGTGTCGCCCGAGAACAGTGGCGCAGCTTTGGCAAATTCAAAGGTCAGCCGGTCACGTTCGCCACCATGATCGAAGCCGCCAACGAGGTCCGCTATCTGGCCGAGTGGGATGGGATCGCCGACGAGTTCGATGACGATGAGCCTGCCGATCCTGACACTTACGAAGATGGCTCACCGCTGATGTCGCTCAGGCAGGTTCAGCGGATGTTCGAGTCAGAGCCGAAGGCCGATCTGCCTGTCAACACCGACAAGAAGCGTGTCCCAGGTGTGCCGGATCATCTGTTGACGGTGCCGGGTATGCTTGGGCTGGCAGTTGACCACTACAACGCCACCAGCACGAGGGAGCAGCCCCAGTTCGCGGTGCAGACCGCCCTTGCCTTGGGCAGCATCACGTTGGGCCGCTACTGGACTACGCCGATGGACAACTTCTCGTCGCTCTATCTCGTCAACCTGGGCGTGACCGGGGGCGGTAAAGAGTTCGCCCGACTGTTCCTGTCGAAGACCCTTTCGGAGTCGGGTATGCCGGGGTTGATGGGACCGGCCAGCTATGCCAGCGACAGCGGGATCATGGGCGAGTTGGCTTGGAAGCCCCGGCATGTGACCGTGCATGACGAGTTCGGTCGGCTTCTGAACAGCACAGCGAACTCGACTTCGACCAACATGCGTGACGCTCAAACGACGCTGATGTCGATGTACGGGATGCTCAACGGGGAGATGATGCCCAAGGCGTTCTCGACCAACGGCAAGAGCAAAGAGCAAGTCGAGTCGATGCGCAATTCAAGGGTCGTTCGCCCGGCCGTAACGCTGCTGGGTCTATCGACGCCGGAAACCTTCTTCGACGCCCTGAGCCAAGACGATGTGGCGAACGGGTTTATGAACCGCCTGCTGATCGTCAACAGCCGCGCCAAGCGGAAGGTCGAGATGCCGAAGCGCTGGAAGAAAATCCCGCAAGGTCTTCGGAAGTGGATCATCAAGAACGGGATGCCGCCTGAAAGCGATGAGGATTTCCTCACCCCCGAGAACCCGGTCGAAGTCGAAGAACCGACAGAGGTGGCTTTCAGCGATGACGCCTATGCCTTCATCTTCAAGGTCGCGCAGATCATCGCAGATCGTCAGGACGCCCTCACAGAAGCCCGCTTAGACGGCTTGTGGTCGCGCTCGCAAGAGATCACCCAGCGCATATCGCTAATCGTCGCCCGCAGCCGTGGTTCGATGGTGATTGAAGCCGCTGATGTGGAATGGGCATGGGACTATGTGTCGTTCTATACCGCCGAGTTGATCGAGGAAGCGCGTGACAAGCTGGGTGCGAACCCGCTGCGGGTGATGGCAGAGCGCATTGCGAAAAGCATTGTCAGGGTCGAAGAAGCAGGGCTGTCGGCAGGTTCGATCAATGACTATCATCGTGATCTGAAAGACCTGAACGAGCGTGACCACAAGGAAGTGATGATGCGGCTTGAGCGTGATCTCGGAATTGTCAAAGTCAGCGTCAGAATGAAAAAGGCTGGCGGAAGGCCGACAATCTTGTATATGCACAAGCGTTTCGTCTAACTACTCACCTTTAACACGACAAGATCAGGGTCCGCTTCGGCGGGCCTTTTTCTTTGTGTTCGATAGTGCTTCGCACCCGATTTAGGTTTTCCGTGTTTTCCGTGTTGAGCCTTCACGGAAAACCTCTTGGGGGGTTGTTCGTGTTTTCCGTGCTTGTTTTGCCGGGTGCCTCTAGAAACCTGTGACCTTTATGACATCTGCTGCCCGCAAGGGGCTTGAGGCCGGTGCCGCCAAAGCGCCCGT